CAATTTCCCTGGCCTTGAGCAGCACATGGCGGAGCAATATTACCGGGTAACGGTCGGCACCTACGATTTGGAGGAAGCAGAAATACACGATCCGGCAGGACAGCAAGACATTAAGATTTTGCCGGTGATTGCGGGCGCTGGTGCAGTGGGAAGAATTATTGCTGGCGTAGCGTTAATTGCAGCATCATTTATTCCTGGTTTACAAGGAGTTGCAGTTTTTGGCAGCAAACTTTTGGTTACCACCTTGTTGACAACTGTTGGAGCCAGTCTTTTGCTTGGCGGCGTCGCGCAACTGTTGACACCAGTCCCAAAGATCCCGCAAGGTCCAGATACCGACAACGACCCACGCAAAACTTATAACTTCTCCGGCATCCAACAAACATCCCGGCAAGGTGTGCCCGTACCTGCCGTCTATGGCCTTACGCTGGTTGGCAGCGTGGTGATCTCCGCTGGCACCGACACTGTGCAGGTGAAAGTATGACAATCATCGGTGCTGGTGGTGGCATGGGTAAAGGCGGTGGCGGCAGTAGCCGGACACCGAGCACTGCACCAGACAGTCTTGATTCCAGGCAGTACGCCAACGTCATTGACCTAATCTCAGAAGGCGAGATCGAAGGTTTGGCGGATGGCTTCAAGTCAATCTTTCTTAACAACACTGTCCTACAAAATCCCGACGGTAGCTACAACTTTCAAGACGTTACGATCTACACCCGCAACGGCACACAGAATCAAACTTACATTCCCTTAGGTGGTGGCGTTGAAGACGAGAAACCTGTTGGCTTGACAGTCGTTAAGGCGGTGCCTCAGGTTCGCACCATCACTGATGTTGATGTTGATGCAGTCCGCATCACCATTGCAATCCCAGCACTTCAAAAAATCAACAGCAAAAATGGCGACACAGCAGGCGCCAGTGTGCAGCTACAAATTGCTGTGCAATACCAAGGCGGTGGCTACACAACCAAGATTGACGACACCATTACAGGTCGCACGGCAGACGAGTATCGCAAAGATTATCTACTGGAGTTGGTTCGGCCTAACCCCAGTGACATTGTTGACATCAAAGTTACACGCATCACAGATGACAGTACTGACTCACTGTTAAGCAATGCCTTTAGCTGGAGCAGCTACACCGAAATTGTCGATGCAAAACTGACCTATCCCAACAGCGCAATAGTCGGCATTCGGGTTGATGCAGAGCAATTCAGTAGCATCCCAGCTCGCAGCTATCTGGTCAAAGGAATCAAAGTTCAAATTCCTAGTGGTGCAACAGTTGATTCAGCAACTGGCCGCATTATTTACCCTGCTAATTTTGTCTGGAACGGCACATTCTCAGCAGCAACCTGGACATCCTGTCCCGCGTGGATCCTGTGGGATTTGCTTACCAGTTCGCGCTATGGATTCGGCAATCACATCAGCGCAGCACAGCTTGACAAATGGGCATTTTTTGCCGCTAGCAAATACTCCAACGCCCTGGTTGATGACGGCTTTGGCGGTCAAGAGGCACGGTTCAGTTGCAACACCTCGATTCAAACTGCCGAAGAAGCATACAAGCTGGTCAATGACCTGCTGTCCGTCATGCGCTGTCAGGCTTACTGGAGCACCGGCAGTCTGACCATTGCGCAGGATGCACCATCAGATCCGGTGTACCTGTTCAACCAAGCGAACGTCACACCTGAGGGTTTCAGCTACAGCGGCAGCAGCCTGAAGATCAGACCCAACGTGGCGGTGGTCAGCTACCTCGATCTGAACCTACGCGACACTGCTTACGAGGTGGTTGAGGACACCGAATCCATCGCCAAATATGGCGTGGTCAAGTCCGAGATCAGCGCCTTTGCTTGCACCAGTCGCGGCCAAGCCAACCGCATCGGCAAGTGGCTGCTGTTCTCCGAGCGTTACGAGAAGGAAGTATGCACCTTTGCCTCCAGCCTTGATGCCGGTCAGCAGGTACGACCTGGGCAAATCATCCTGATCTCAGATCCGGTCCGCGCTGGCTCGCGTCGTGCTGGTCGCATTGCAGCCGCAACAACTACAACAATCACAGTTGATGATTCTGCCAGCACTGACCTCAGCATTGAAGGCGGCTCAATCCTGAGCGTAATCCTGCCTGATGGCAGCGTGGAACAGCGCGAGGTTTCAACCGTTGTTGATAACGTCATCACCTTGCAGGCGGCGTTGAGTGATACACCAAACGTCAACAGCATCTGGATTCTTGAAAGTCCATCACTCCAAGCAACTACTTGGCGTGTATTGAGCATCAATGAGCAAGATGGCATCAACTACGGCATCACTGCTATTGCGCACAATGAAAGTAAGTACGCCAACATTGAAGATGGAACGCCACTTGAATTCAGAGATTCCACAAACCTTAATGAAATTCCTGCGCAACCCAGTGAGCTGGCAATCATCAGCACGCCGCAAGCTGGCGGTGGAACAAGTCCAGAAGTGCAATATGAACTCAACGGACGCATTGCCGTCAAGATTACTTTTGGTTGGTTTGCACCGCAGGGCATCAAAAAGTTTCGCGTCAAGTATCGCTATGAAGACGACAACTTCACCACGGTCACAGTTCAAGGCACCACGTTCGACATTCTTGACGCCAAGACTGGCAACTACCAGATCCAAGTAAGCAGTGTCAGCTCTAGTGGCATCTTGTTCAGTGAGCCAGCACTAGCGGATTACACCGTGGCTGGTCTTGGTGCAGCACCATCGGACGTGCAAAACGTCAGTGCACTTGCCACCGGAGAGGACATGGTCATCCTCACTTGGAAGCAGGCACCAGAACTGGACGTGCAAGTTGGTGGCCGCGTCATCATCCGCCACGACCCACGGGGATTGGCAACTGCTGAGTGGAACAGCAGCAATGACGTGGTGCAAGCTGTTGCTGGTAGCTCCACGCAAAAGCAAGTGCCGCTGCTACCCGGCACTTACTTCCTGAAATTTGAAGATTTCCTTGGCAACCGCTCGACAATTGCCACTGGCGTTGAAGTGACACTGCCAGAACCAGAATCACGAGTCACTGCAAAACAATGGGCTGAAGAAGATCTTGCTACACCATTCAGCGGAACAAAAACAAACTGCGCTTATGACGCTGGCGAAGCAGCGCTCTTGCTAACGCCTAACATTTACGTTGCCCCTGACTACTGGGAAACAATTTATTGCGCAGGTGATTGCGGTGCCGAATATCAATTTGCAAATACCTTTGACCTTGGCGATGTGTATGACTTCAGGATCAGGCGTTACATTGTCAGCCGTCCGGTTGTTTTCTCGACACTGTTTGATGCCGTAAGTGGCGACTTTGACAGCCAGTCAGGTTTCTTTGATGGCACCGTTGCGGATCAAATCAACGTTGCAACATACGTCCGCACTACGCTTGATGATCCGGCTGGATCACCGACGTGGGGACCGTGGACTGAGTTTGCCAGTGGCATGATCCGTGGCCGTGGCGTCCAGGTAAAAGCTATCTTCACCACGGAGACAGAATTGATCGGTGTTGCCATCGACGAACTTGGTGCAGAACTGGAACTGACCAGGCGGGTGACCACCAGTTTGGCCACGCTGACCAGCAGCAGCAGCGCAGTAACTTCGATCACATTCCCCAACGCCTTCTACAAAGCAGTGACCGTTGGCGATCCCTACTACACCCTGTTGCCCAGCCTTGGCATTACAGCATTATCGATTGGAGCCAATACACACGCAGAAATTACAAACTTGACTCGCACTGGCTTCAATGTTGAGTTTTTGCAAGGCGGTAGCAGACGGGTGGTAGACTTCACCTACAATGCCGTTGGCTACGGACGTGCCTTCTAATGGCTCAATCTGATCAAGTAGTCCAAAACGCAACGTTTCCAACCGTTCGCGCAGACATCAACGACAACCTTGCCGCGCTCTACAGCCAAAGCAGCGGCAACAGCGCACCGAGCGTAACGGTTGCATTTCAGCCTTGGGTTGATACAAGCAGCAGCCCGCCGGTCTGGAAAGTGCGGAACGCATCCAATAGTGCTTGGATCACGGTTGGCGTTTTAGATCCTGCCGGTTTCAACGCAGGTGGCGTCACACAAATTGCTAACGGCGGCACCGGAGCCACGACAGCAACGGCGGCACTGGCGGCACTACTCCCTAGCCAAACCGGCAACGCTGGCAAGGCACTAATAACCAGCGGCACGGTTGCGGGTTGGGATGTGGTCGCGGCAGGTGCATCAATTCAAACATTTACGACCAACGGCACCTACACCCCAACAGCAGGCAAGACCACATTTCTAGTGTTTGCTACGGGTGGTGGTGGTGGTGGTGGCAGATCAGCAAGTGCAATTGCCGCTGGTGCAGGTGGTGGTGGTACTGCATTTAGGCTTTACAACACCACTGAGCTAGGTGCAACTGCTGCTGTAACAGTTGGTGCTGGTGGTACAGGCGCGACAGTCAATGGTACAAATGGAGGCACAGGCGGTAGCACCGTGTTTGACCCCGTTGGAACAGGTTTAACAATTACAGGTTTAGGAGGTGTAAGTAGTATTAGCAGTGGTGGAGTTGGTGGAGGAAGTACAAATAGTTTGGTTAGCCTTGATGGGACCAGAGGCTCCGCTCGCACCGACCTCGGTGTTACAGCTGGTGGCGGTACATTTTTTGCAGGTCGTGGTAGCGGCGGATCTGGCACCGGTTCAAGTAGCAATGGCACCGCCGGTTCAGATGGCATGATCCTTGTCCTCGAATGGTAAACATTATGAAAAACTACGCAATCATTGATTCAACAAACACAGTCATCAACGTTGTCGTTTGGGATGGCCTACCACCTTGGACACCACCACAAGATTGCATCGCTGTTGTTATCCCCACCGGCAGCAGCGCTGGCATTGGCTGGACCTACGTCAACGGTGAGTTCATCGCGCCACCCGAGGTGGTTGAGTAATGGCAGTTAAGGCAAAGACGGGCACTTCATCACTGCAACGCAAAGAGCCAAAACCAAAAACTACCTCCATTGGTAACGGTCTTCATTCGCGGCCACGGCGCAGGAAGCGTTATCGCGGTCAGGGTAAAGGCTAGACTGTCACCATGGCAGTAGCACCCGGCACTTACAACATCAGCCTGCAACGCCGGGCGGATTACAGCGTCACGCTCCAGTTCAAAGACAGCACTGGCGCTGCAATCAACCTGACCGGCTGGACCGTTGCTGCTCAAGTTTGGAATCAAGGTCGCACCACAAAATACGCTGACTTCACCGTTACTTACACCAACCGCAGCACGGGCACCATTGCCATCGCATTGACCAGTGTCCAAGCTGCAACGCTGCCTGATGAAGCGTATTACGACGTACTGCTTACCAATGGTGCTGGCCTCAAAGAGTATTACCTCGAAGGCATTATTTATGTATCAGAAGGCTACACAGCATGACGACTGTCAACGTCACCACAACCACCAATACTGTTGACGTAACAACTGAAACCGGAACTGTAGTTGTTCAAGTTCCAGTTACCTCAACCGTCACAGCAACTACCGCTGGCCCTCAAGGTGCAACTGGCGCAACGGGTTCCACTGGTGCCGCTGGCCCGCCAAAATCATTGACCATCGCCTACCCAGTGGCAGGTGACAACCTGACGCTGTTCTACACGCAGGCAAGTACCACGTTGACGCAAGTGGCAGCAATTCTGCTTGGTAGCAGCACCCCGTCTGTGACCTACAGCCTGAAATACGCCGCTAACCGCTCTGCTGCTGGCACCGCAGCTACAACATCTACCACGGTGACCAGTACCACGACTGCCTCGACGGCAACGTTGCAAAACATGCCGATTCCCGCCAATAACTTTTTGTGGCTGGAGGTTTCAGCCATCAGCGGCAACCCCACAGAATTGAGCATCACTGTTGCCGTCTAGGGTTAGACTTGGGCTACTAATGACTGGGTATCGTGGCCTCGTTTAACAAGTTCAACCAGTTTGTTGCTGACGTGGCCTCCGGTGTCCACCAGTTGCAGACCGGCACCAGCCAAGTTTTTAAGGTGATGCTGACCAACTCAGCACCGACCGCAGCAAACGCAGTGAAGGCAGATATTACCGAGATCAGCGCAGGGAATGGCTATACCGCAGGGGGCGTCAGCGTTGGCACGATTACTGGTTCACAGACGAGCGGCACGTTCAAGTTTGTGGGCGGCACCGATCCCGTGGTTACAGCAAGCGGCGCAGTCGGCCCTTTTCGTTATGTGGTGCTCTATAACGACACCGCCACATCGCCTGCCAAGCCGCTGATCGGCTGGTGGGATTATGGCAGTGCAGTAACGCTGGCCTCAGGCGAAACATTCACGGTGGACCTGGATCAAGCAAACGGCATCCTCACCCTCGCTTGATAGGGGCGCCCAATGGCAACCCTTTTCCTCGATTTTGAAAACGGCAACGACAACTACGCGGGCAGTAGTTTTGCGTTGTTGGCGTCAGGCACTAATGGGCGCATCACGACCGCCACGTTCAGCAGTGCCACAGCTAGCTTCCCGAATGATGGCAGCCTGATTGGGCAATATCTGAGCATCTTTAACGGCAGCATCTACGCTGTCTACAACATCACTGCTTGGGTGTCGTCTACATCGCTGACGATTGCAGCCATCTCCGGTGGCACGTCACTAGCCAACCAAGCAGTTGACCGGCAGTTCTACATCGGCGGGCGGTGGAAGAACATCACCACTGGTGCGACGGATGTGCGCACCATCCCCGGCGACACCATCCGCATCATGGGCAGCCCCGCGCCTACATCGCTGGGGCAAACTGCGGTGTGGACCAGCCAGGCGTTGCAGGCGACAAAAAGCATCACAGGCGCCACTAACGCTACGCCCATTGCGATCACCTGCACAGCACACGGCTACAGCACGGGCGACACGGTGGTGATTGCGAGCGTGGGCGGAAACACCAACGCAAACGGCACTTGGGAGATCACCAATACTGGAGCCAATACGTTTACGCTTGACGGCTCAGCGGGTAACGCTGCTTACACCAGCGGCGGCAACGTGCGCCTCCGCAACAACACCCGCGTCAAGCTGGCCAGCGCCGTCACGCAAAACATCGCCAGCACGGGGCCAGGACGGGCGGCGTGGGTGGCTAGTGCAAACGTTATTACACTAGTAAATGCTGGAATAGGACCAAAAGAGCACTTCTATGCCGACCAAATAACAGTACAAACAGATTTTACAACAGGAAAAGCTGCTTACTACACACTTCCCGCCACACTTGACTTAAGCGGCTACCAGCAAGTTTCTTTCTGGATTCAACTTGGCACTCTGACATCAGGCCAAGCGGAATTGCGTCTTTGCTCAGATAGCATTGGTAATACCGCTGTAAACACAATAATCATCCCATCCGTCCCAGCAATTTCGCGCTGGCAGCCAGTTACTGTAGATTTAGGAGCTAATCTTGGGAGTTCAATTAATAGCATTGCTCTACACGTTACATCTGATTTAAGCACAACAGCAAACGTTGCCGTGTTTTTCTCCAACATCATCGCCTGCAAAGCTAGCAGCGCCGCCAACAGCCTCACGCTCACCAGCCTGATCGGCAAGAACACCACAGGCGAAACATTCTGGGGCATCCAAAGCATCAACGGCACCCGCGTGATGCTCGACGCTGACACCAACGCCACACCCACCAGCACCAGCGTGCGCGGCTACTACGGCACCAGCGAGACGGTCACCACATGGAAACGCGAAACCATCAAGCTGGGTCCAGCGGCATCGAGCAGCACGGCGTTGCAAACAGTTCAAGAAAGCGGCACGGATGGCAGCCCGATCACCTACAGCGGTGGTTGGGACCGAACGGCGATGAGCACGCAGAACTTAGAGACGTGGCTGGACGGGGTGAATGGGAATGGATACGCACTTTCATTTTCGAACAGAAGCTTCGTATCCCTGTCTAAGTTATCAGTAGCTCGCGCAGACGTTGCGGTAAATTTAAGCTCCAACTCTGTTTACAATACTTTGTCGGTTGACAACGTTGTCTGCTGCGGTTCAGGGCTGCTAAATATTACAAGTGGCGCATTTTTTAATACTTTTAATGTTGGTTACCTTGTGGGCGGAAGAGCATTTTTTGGTAGTTCATCTAACACAACTTTAAATTTATTGTATGGAATTTATAGCTCAAGTGCAGCAGGTATTGAAGTCGGAACTACCGCCATTGTCAAAGTAACAGGATCTGGCAGTGGCTCTTATATTGCAAATTCCGGGGCGAATGCAATTTCCTGTGGCACTAATTCTTTTGTAACAGCAAATAATTTAAAAATGGAAGCCAATTCGTCTCCAAGTGTATTTGGTGATTATAGTGCAGCCTCCTTTGGTTATTTTAGCAACTGCTTGCTAAACGACTCCACTGAATTTAGCGCTGGAGGCAATTACCTCACAACCCAATATGCTTCTCAGAATCACGACCAAACAGCAAACAACCATAAAATTTTTATGGATGGCGGTTTAATTTCTTCTGCTACCGATCAACGCAAAACCGCTAGCGGGATTAGCTGGAAACTACAGCCAACATCTACCACGCTGCGCACTTCGCTACGTCCCGTCACCCTATCCCTCGCCAAAGTCGCTTGCTCCGCCAACAACCTCGTCACCATCAAGGCTTGGATGCGCCGCGACAATGCTGGCCTCACCATGCGCCTGGTGTGCAAAGGCGGTCAGATTGCTGGCGTTGCTAGTGACGTTGTTTCCGCTCTCACCACCACCAACGCCTGGGAAGAGCTGACCCTCGTTTTCACGCCAACTGAAATCGGCGTGGTGGAGATCACCGCAGAATCCTGGGGCGGCACCACCAACTCAGGGTGGGTTGACGACATGACAATCTCGCAGGCTTAACCATGACCTATCACGTCCACGCTGTTGAACAAGACATGGCTGCCAAGTGGTACGCCCGTGTCGTTATCACCGAAGAGGAGGCCGTATTCCTCAAGTTCCAGGAATTTCCCACGATGGATGCCATCCAGGAAGCCGCCGAAAAGTACGTTGCCTCGCTGGTAACGGCAGAGGAGGTGATCGATGGCACTACCGAGTAACACCGATCTAGCCACACTTGACATTGCCTATCAGGGCCAGCCGTTTGTCCAGGTAGAAGCCAAGGCGCTCACCAGCACCACGCTGGATATTGCCTATCTGGGGCAGCCGTTTGTAGCGGTTGGTCCTACTGCGGCGCCAACAGCGTTCACAATCACAGCCGACAAAGGCACGTTTACCCTCGCAGGCCAAGCAGCAACACCCAAGGCCACACGACTGCTTACGGCTGATCTCGGCGCCTTCACCCTTACTGGCAACGCAGCTTCCCTAAATCGCGGCTACAGGATTACTGCTGATGCAGGTGCCTTCAATGTCACTGGCAACGCTGCTACCCCCAAGCGCACCGTTGTGCTCACCAGCTCAGCAGGCAGCTTTACCCTCACAGGTAATGCGGCCAACCTGAACCGTGGCTCGCGTCTAGCTGCTGAAACTGGCACGTTTTCAAACACTGGCAATGCCGCCGGGCTAAGCAAGGGTCAGCGGATAACGGCAGATAAAGGCACTTTTGCTCTAACCGGCAATGCTGCTGGCCTAACCCGCACCGCAAAACTCACCGCAGATACTGGCACCTTTGCTGTCACAGGCAATGCCGCAACACTCAAAGTAGCGCGAAAGATTGCGGCCGATGGAACTGCCTATGCGCTGACTGGCAATGCTGCCACCCTTATTAAAACTGGAATATCGCCAGTTCTTACGGCAAGTGCAGGAGCATTTGTCCTTACTGGTAATGCTGCCAACCTAGTCAGAACACGTCTTGTATCTGCTGCCACTGGCACTTTTGTTCTCACTGGTCAAGGTGTTGGCTTTAACCAGCAACGTAGAATTACGGCAACTTCAGGAACATTCACGTTACTTGGCAATGATGCTCAATTAAAGCGGTCGCGTATTTTTGTTAGCGCAGTTGGCACCTTTGCGTTAACCGGCAATGCGGTTAACCTTCTTAATCAGCGGCAAATTACAGCAACTGCTGGAAGTTTTACGCTTGTTGGAAACAATGCCATATTCGGCAACACATATCTAATTCAATGTAATTCGAATGCTTTTGCAGTAACTGGCGTAGACGCCCGAATCTTCAAGACCAGACGCCGCCTCATCAATTTCTGATCGCCAAGCCTTGCTAAAATGCAGGTACCTACCCGCCTGCCGTGTCAACCCCTGAACCACAACCAGGGTTTTGGCGCGGCGTCCGTCAGGAAGCTTTGGCTGGCATCGTCGTGCTTTCAGTCGGCAGTGCTGGCGCCGGTATTTTCTACCTCTGCTACACCGTCCCAACCAAGCTGGACGACGTGCTCAGCAACCAGCAGTTGATCCAAAAAAAGCTTGGTGACGTTGAAGACAAAGTGCTTGACCATGACGTGCGTATTATCAAGCTGGAACTCCGGCGCTAGGCTGGGCAAAACCGCCTTCCCCACCATGGAAGCTATCCTTGCAAATCCAATCTTCTGGATCGCTGTTGCAGCCGCATCTGAGATCATTGG